TGAACTTCCGAGAAATCTCCGTAACGGGCTTGGCCTCGATGTACGTGTTCAATTATGCCGTTGCGATCATGTCGCTTTATTATGTTTATTATATCGCACTCCTCTTGGAAATGCTGTTGTGTTAGGCTTTCGCCTGTTGTATTGAAATAGCATGGTGCATGCTCTTCATATGCCGTTCTAAACGGTATTGTTTTTTTACTCAATTTACGTCCCCTATAATTTCGTACATTGGTATTTTTGCTGGATGTTTGTATTTTTTAAGTTTTTGTTTAGTAACTTTAGGTAATTTGTAAGTTTTACCTTTAGAAATCTTTTTCGCTTTTATTGCATTGTTGCGTTTTGTTGATTCCTTTATTTTTTGTCCTACTAAGTCTGTAGCGTTACTAAAAAACTTGCTGAAGAAATCTACATTTCTTCCTACTACTGAATTACTTGTATCGTTAATCAGTTTTGTTTCAGCTTTGGTTTTGGCAGTGTTTGCCATTACGTTTGCAACATTTGCAAACGATTGTTGTGCAGCCATACCAATATTTTCAGGTTGGTATGTAGCACCGCCCGGTGTTGATGCACCTCCCATTTTTCCGGCTAAAATTGGATTTAGTCCGGCTTTTTTCATATCCGTCATACCTCTTTGGTATGCGGTATTTGACATTTCTCTTTGAAATGCCATTTGTTTAGCTGATGCCGCTTGTGCTTGTTTATTTCTACTCCGTCCTCCAATAAGTCCGGCAGCAGAACTTATTAAAGCGGCTCCTATTACTGGGTCAAGTGCCATTAGAAATGATCTATCAGACCGGGTACGCCATATGTAGGCATAGGTCTTGCACATTTTAATTTAAAGAACATATCCAATATCATATTGGGATAGTTCTGTACTGCTGTTACTCTGTCTACAGGTGGGTTCTCCTCAATAAATGAAGCATTTAATGCTGGTAATGAGCCGAAGTCTTGAGCTAAATGCCAAGTATCTAAACTTTGTGCAAAGTTTGATCTCATTTGACCTGTAACGTAACTAGGTTTATAGCGATACTCAGCGTATCTTTCTTGATAACCGAATACTGAATCGTCTGCGGTTGTTCCTTGGGCGTAAATCTCTTTGTTTAAGATTGACTGTTCTCCAAGGTGGGCTAGGGCAGGCCAATAGAAGTCGAATTTAGTTTGTCTACTAAAATGTCGTGCTAGGCCTTGTTGGTATGTTAAGTCTGCGAATACATTCGCCATACCTATTATTACAGAGTGTTCTGTAAATGATTTGCTGAATTTATGACCCATAAATCCTGTTGTTGCGTAACCTGATAGGTTTCCTTGTGGTGTTGTTGTATCTGTTGATGATGTTTGAGCTATAGGATTTACATTAATCCTATCTTTTCCACCGCCTAGATATTCTGGTCTTTGTAATCTGGCGTCTGGTGAAGTTACTCCAAAATGACTTTGAATTACTTCTGTGTATCTTGTTCCTCCTCTAGCGTCTTTTTCGTAGAGTCTTTGTATTTGGAACGCTTCTCTTAATTGGTTTATTGTTGCGGCTGTTGCATCTGTTAAATCTGCATACAAAGGTTTAGTATTAGGATCGTTAGTAAAGGTTGGATATAATCCACCACTAATTGACATCTCAGATGGATTTCCGTCTGAATCTAAAGCAGTTAAATGGGGTGCACCGCTATTAGCATCAAATGCTATTGGTGCTGATGTACCTAAAGGTAATGTTACAGCGTCGCCTTTTTGTGGCCAAGGTAAAGCTGATGTAAAATAATCATGCCTTTTACCTCTTTTTAGTAATGTATAATTACTGGCTGTGTCTGGCCCATCTCCTTTATCTACTGTTACACTATCTTGTAAGTTTTCGTCTCTAAACCAGTCATTGTATATTAAATTATATGCTCTTCCGCATAAATTATTAAATGTTAATGATGTGTCTGTTGGTACTCCAAAATAGTCATATAATGAACTATTTGTTGGTGTTGTTGTCGTAGTAGGGACTAAATAGTCCGTACTATCTCCGGGATTTGTTTGTTCTCCGCAGAATTTTTCCCAGTTATCCCATATTATGCGATAAGGTACTGCGAAGAAAAAAGTTTCTATATATAAATTATCCATAAATGGATTAATTGGTGTGGCAAGTCTACCAAAGCCGTTAGCATCACACTGAAACGTATCTCCGGGTAGTGCTTCGTCGTAAAATATAGGTATCAGGTAACCAGCATCAAATGTTGTTTTTAATCCATGATCTCTGTTAAATACAGATCTCTGAATTTCTACTTTAGGTATTCTACTAAAGTCTTTTGATAATGTGGTTGGTAAGGCTCCTGACTCTATATTCATGTTTTTACTCCGTTGTTTGTTTTAATGTTTCAAATTCTATAAGAATTTCTGTTGGATGGGCTATGGGGTGACCTTCTAATTCGTTCCAACTTGCTATTCTTTGTAAATTGTAATCTTTCGGATATTTCCCAAATGGTAATTCTGATCTTTGTATTAAATCCGTACAAGCTCGTATTGCAGTTCCATCGGTAAGTTCTACGAATGGCGGTGCATATATTCCTGATTTTTTGTCGAATACGCTGTATAAGTTTTTGTCCATTTTTTTTTGTCCTCAGTATCATTTTGTTAGTTATCCTTTACTTTAAGTAAAGTAGTAACGTG